TTCCCATATCAACCGGTGATTTAACCAAATGGTTGGATGAACTATTCCGATTGTATTTGACTGATCCTGATGGCATGCCCGTGGTAAAGGTCCATGGTTTTGGATTGACAAGTCTACGGCTCATGCTCAGATATCCGTGGTGGTCTGTTGACTCAACATCGTGGGTATTAACAGGCAGGATGGGATCTATCTTTATACCACGTTTCCGCAATGGCAATTGGATATACGATGAAGATTCATGGAAGATCATTGTATCGAATCGTAGTCCGCAGAGCACGGAAGCAGGAAAGCACATCAATACGATGACCAAACTGGAAAAGGAAATCCTTCTTAGATACATCCATGAAAAGGGGTACTCACTTGGTATATCGGAATACAAGTGGGTTGATCAAAGTTATGAACTTGCTGAGAATGAACGTTGGGCTGATAAGAAGCCGGCAGATAAGAAAGCAAAACGGGAAGTGGAAATCATTGTGGAAGCCGGAGTCAGCAATAAGTATCAGTTGCGAGATGAAATGAACATACTCTATTTTATTGATCTTGAAAAGAGTATGCCTGCGTGGCCATGGGCTTTCAAATCTGAAGAAATGCAAAAGGGATTATTCTGATGAAGATGCTGATCAACATTAGTGGGACACATGGATATCCTGAAGGGATCATCCCACACATGGTTCAAGCTGTACAAGCATTTTATTATCACCTAAACTTTTTCTACGATGCGAATATACTTATCGACATGGCTAACCGACAGAAGTCTCGGAACAAGTCTGACAAAAAAGAGAGCAAGTAAGCGATTACTCAGTTATCATTTCCTATTGGAACAAAAGATATCGTCTGAGTTACTGGTAAAGTATTGTCGTATCGGAAGAGTTGATCCAAGGAAAACAAAGTGATATGAAAATATACTTGGCAGCAGGGTTTACTATAATGAACGTGATTGGTAGAGAACGCGAGATGAGTACCAAATTTGATACGTGGAGAAGATTGTTTAGTTATCACTATTTGATCCTGATCCACAAATCAGAAATATTAAAGATACGGCATGAAAATATACTTAGCAGCGGTGGAACCATTGAGCAACGTAGGACTAGTTCATCACTTCCTATTTAGTTATTATGACATTGCCGTATCAACCATTCCATTTAGGCGTGTAACTTTTAATCATATATACAATGAATGTAAACAAAAAACAATTGCAGGAAGCCTTGGAAATAGTGAAACCGGGGTTAGCAAACAAGGAAATCATTGAGCAGGCAACATCCTTTGCTTTCCTAAATGGCAGAGTGATGACTTATAACGATGAAATCAGCATCTCTCAGCCACTTGAAGGACTCAGTATTGAAGGGGCAATCGAAGCAGACAAGCTCTATAAATTTCTTGCTAAGGTCAAGAAGGATGACGTTGATGTTGAAATAAAAGACAATGAACTCCTTTTAGTTTCAGGTAGGGCAAAAGCAGGTCTCACCCTAATGAGTGAGGTAAAACTACCTCTCGAAGAAGTATCCACTATAGGGGACTGGCATGATCTTCCAAAAGAGTTCATCAGATTGATGAAGTTTGCAATGACATCGTGCTCAACCAATATGAGCAGACCGGTTCTTACCTGCGTAAATGTAACCAAGGATGGTCTCATCTTTGCGTCAGATAATTATCGACTGATCCAGTGTGATCTGCGGGAAGAAATGCCAACAAAGGAATTGCTGATCCCGGCAACGTCTGTAATGGAAATGGTGAAAATTGATCCTACCCAAATTGCAGAAGGAAATGGATGGGTTCATTTTAAAAATGAGAGAGATACCATCTTCTCGTGTCGCGTCCTTGATGATAAGTATCCGAGCATTGGAGGATACTTAAAGGTAGATGGCATTCAGATCAATCTACCAAAGACAATCAGTGAAGTGCTTGATCGTGCTGCCGTCTTTGCCAAGCGGGAACATATGCTTGATGAGTGGATCAAATTAACTGCCGAAAATAATCGACTAAAGGTAAGGAGTGAAGCAACCATTGGTTGGTTCGAAGAGGAAGTTAATATGAAGTTTGATCATGAGAAGGTTGAATTTAGTGTGACTCCATACCTGCTCCGGGAAATAATTTCCGAAACACTTTCCTTTACCTTAGGAGATGATCGAAATAGGATCAAGTTTGAGGGTGATGGTTGGATTTATGTTTCACTATTAAGAAAATAATGGAAGGGTTCTTTACAGCAAAGCAAACCGAATCTGTTTCTCGTCCTGATGGGAAGAATTATTCATGTATATCTTGTGGGTTATTTAAACTTTGTAAATCACCAAAGATAGCCCCCTATGGAAAATTCAAGAAAAGAATTCTTAATATCGGGGAAGCTCCGGGGGAAATGGAAGATAAAAATGGGAGACCATGGCAAGGAAGGACTGGTACTTTACTAAAGGAAACTTATGCTGAACTTGGTATTGACTTATTTGAGGATTGCCTTAATATCAACGCGGTAAATTGTCGCCCAGAAGATAATAGGCAACCAACCAATTATGAAATAGCATGCTGCCGCAAGATCGTATTAGATGTAATCAATCAATATAAACCACACGTTATAGTCTTATTTGGTAATGCTGCTATCTTTAGTATAATAGGTCATCGCTGGAAGAAATCACTTGAGGGTATATCCAAATGGAGAGGATGGTGTATTCCTGATCGGGACTTTAATGCGTGGGTTTGCCCTGTATTTCATCCAAGTTATGTGGAAAGAGCAGATGCAAAAGAGGTAGATACTGTTTGGGAATATGACTTAAAACAAGCAATCAAATTAGTTTCTACAGACCTTCCCGAATATACCGATCCCGACATCGAAATAATAGAAGACCTCTCCGTCTTAAATTCGATCAAAAATGGAAGGGTTGCTTTTGATTATGAAACTAATGGGATAAAACCACACGCTGCCGGACATAGGATTATATGTGCCGCTGTTGCTGATAGTCCGGATCATGCATACGCATTTATGATGCCACCTACGAGAAAGGAAAGAGAACCATTCATTAAATTACTCACAAATCCTAAGGTAGGGAAAATGGCTCAAAATATGAAGTTTGAGCATGCTTGGTCACTGGTTCGCTTGAAAACGGAAGTCCAAAATTGGGAGTGGGATACAATGGTTGCTTCTCACATTCTTGATAATCGAACAGGAGTAACCGGATTAAAGTTTCAGACTTACGTTCAATTTGGCATTATAGATTACTCAAGTGAAATTTCCCCCTATCTTACCTCAGATGGTGGCGGTGGAAATGACATAAATAAGATCCAAGAACTCTTAACCAAACCAAATGGAAAAGAGTCTCTCTTACATTACTGTGGATTAGATGCAGTGTATGAATATCGGTTAGCAATGTTACAACAAAGTGAAATCTTATTACCCTTCTAATCATGGAAGAATTACCAACAATGAAACCTTTAGAAATTGTAGTCTTAATTGGCTTATTTCTTCTTACCATCGGTGTATTTTGGTGGCAGGGGAAGAACGAAGCCAAAAGAGTGCATAAAGTGTACGGAAGCCCTATCTATGCCAGGTTGTGCATGTTCGGGGATTATGTAAACAAATGTGGGATCACCGAGGAGAATTACAATAACATCGTGCATGAGCTCAAACTTATTAGAGCCCGTAGGGAAATGAGTGATTGTGTATTCAGTCATAAGGTAAAGGAAATAACTAAAAACTTTGAAAGGAGATTCAAACAATGGATACCCATCCAAGATCAAACGACGCCTACAAATTAATGCATGACGGAACTCTTGCTCTGACTCGTGCGGAACAGCAGGGAATCCGGGTTGATATGGAATACATTGAGAAAAAGCAGGCATATCTTACTGCTAAGATTGAGCACTTAGAAAAGAAGTTCAAACTCTCAAAATTCTATGCTCATTGGGCGCACTCAATCAAAGGAAGGGTAAACATAAATTCGAATAATCAACTTGCTCACTTCTTGTATGACATCAAGAAAATAACTCCTGAGAAGTTCACAGTCACCGGGAAAGGTTCTACTGATGATGAGGCACTTCAAATGCTAAACATAGATGAGTTAAATCTCTTATTGGAAATGAGAAAGCTGCGCAAAGTTCGGGATACTTATTTGGTAGCTTTTGAAAGGGAACAGGTAAATGGTTATATCCATCCCTTCTTTAATTTGCATATAGTGAGGACTTATCGGAGTTCCTCAGATAGACCTAATTTTCAAAATATCCCAAAGAGAGATGAAGAAGCAATGAATATTGTTCGACAAGCACTTTATGCTCGTCCGGGACATCAGTTAGTTGAAGTTGACTTTTCTGGTATGGAAGTAAGGATCAATTGTTGCTACAACAAAGATCCCAATCTGATTCATTACATGACCAACAAATCAGCTGATATGCATGCTGATATGGCAGCACAAATATTTATGCTTGATCCTTTTGATAAGAAATTACCGGATCATTATGTACTCCGTCAAGCTACTAAAAATGGATTTGTGTTTCCACAATTCTATGGTGACTATTATAAAAATTGTGCCGTCAATATGGCATGTAGCTGGGGGAAGTTACCACATGGTAATTGGTCACCGGGGCAGGGGATCCCACTCAATGGTGGGACTTTATCAGATCACTTTATCAGTAAAGGGATAAAGAGTTTGGACTCTTTTATTAAGCATGTTAAAGCAATCGAACGTGAGTTTTGGGATAACAAATTTGCAGATTATGCTGATTGGAAAGATCGTTGGTGGGCAGTATATCAGAAGTACGGTTATATTGATTTGCTTACCGGCTTTCGATGTAGTGGGGTCATGGCAAGGAATGAAGCAATAAATACTCCGGCACAAGGGACCGCTTTTCATTGTCTTCTTTGGTGCTTTATTGAATTGGATCGGTTAATGATTAAAGAAGGTTGGGATACCCGTTTGATTGGTCAGATACATGACTCAATTATATTGGATGTAAACCCTGCCGAGTTTGACTACGTAATGGAAACCGTTAAACGAGTGACCATGCATGATCTTCCAGAACATTGGAAGTGGATTAATGTCCCAATGGAAATTGATATTGATGTATTTGAAGTCGACGGAAGTTGGGTAAAGTAATTAACTATTTGAGAAGAAAAAGTATAATATAATAAATGCACTATGAGTCTATACAATAAATACAGACCAACTGACCTTAACCAAATAAAAGGAAACTCTCAGCTTCTGTTGGCTTTGGAAGGGATGCTGGCAGACATCAGTTCTTGCCCGCATTCCTTTCTTTTGTATGGTCCAAGCGGATGTGGAAAGACCACGATTGGTCGGATAATTGCTAATCGGTTAGAAAGCAAAGGAAATGACTTTCGGGAAGTCGACTCTGCTGATTTCCGGGGTATTGATACTATCCGAGAAATACGGAAAGGTGCTCAATTCGCAGCAATGGAAGGATTAAACCGGGTTTGGTTGATTGATGAATGTCATAAACTAACAAATGATGCTCAGAATGCTCTTCTGAAAATATTGGAAGATCCTCCAAGTCATGTTTACTTTATCCTTTGCACAACCGATCCTCAAAAATTGTTAGCAACAATAAAAGGAAGATGCATCCAATTTCAGGTTAGTCCACTGACCGATATTCAAATGCTTGGTCTTCTTAAAAGTGTGGTCAGGGCAGAGGGAGAAAATGTGGAAAGGGAGGTTTATGATCAGATCATTTTAGATAGTGGAGGGTCCGCTCGCAATGCATTGCAAATACTTGAGCAGTGCTTAAATGTACCATCTGAAGAGAGATTAGATATCGCCAAGAGAACTGCCGCGATACAAACTGAGAGTATTGCCTTATGTAGAGCATTGATAAAAGGAGAAAAATGGGCAAACATAAAGGTGATACTGGAAGGGATAAAGCAGCAGGAACCGGAAGATATTCGCAGGTTGGTCCTTGCCTATGCTCAAGCAATTCTGTTAAAGTCAGAGAACGATCGTGCTGCGGCAATTATTGAAGCCTTCTGGGAACCCACTTACAATATTGGATTTCCGGGGGTCGTTTATGCGTGTTATAGTGTAACAAAAGGATGATATGACGCCAAGAGATTTACAAATGGAGTTCCATAAAGATTCAGGATTGTATGCTCCAACAGTTCATGATGAGACTATTTCTTATCAAGCAAATGTTAATGAATATATTAAGTGGCTTGAAGAGCAACTCCTTACCATCCGAAATGCCTTGGGCATTAATGAGCGTACTTTAGGGAAATTAAAACAAATGGAAGATGAACTACGAACAGGACATTAGAATCGACGAGACGGCACTAGATGTTGAGTGGCTTGGTCAACCAATGTTGATGATAAAATACGCACGTCATGCTGCTGATTGTAGGATGAACCTTGACTTGGCAAAGGAACGGGTTGATTATGTGAAGGCAGAATTGGATAAGTCCATTCGGGAAAAGCCATCAAGTTTCAAGATTGAGAAATTAACCGAATCTGCTATTCAAAATATCATTCTCACTCAAGAGAAATACATGGATGCGGAAGAGAAGTTAATTCATGCTAGGTATGAACTTGATATTGCTAATGCTGCCGTAAGAGCTCTAGATGCGAGAAAGGATGCTCTTGAAAATCTTGTGAGATTACATGGTCAGCAATACTTTGCCGGACCAAGGATCCCACGAGACTTGCAATCAGAAGCTGAGAAACGGAGAAAGCAGGAAAGGGCAAACCTCGCTGTAGGATCTATGCGAAGAAAACCTATTGTAACATGAATATAATAATTGGCATATTAATTGGTATTGTTATATTTGTACTTGCTGTTTGGATAATGAGTACCATTCAAATACGAGTATGGATAAACGCAATAGAGAAACATTTACAAGATAAATTCACTAAACAAAAACCAACAGTAAATGAAGAAGAAAAGTAATTTTCGCGACAAAGTTGGAAAGAATATCCAACAGCAACGGGAGAACAAAAAATCATTTGGTTATTTAAACTTGCCAAAAGGGGTACCCGTACTAAGTATTGAGGATGGCACACCTCGGCTGAATCTTGACTTCCTTCCATATGAAGTCACTGATGAGAAACATCCTGACCGGAATCCGGATTATGAAATTGCAGTGCCGGGAACCTTGTGGTATCGTAGACCAATAAAAGTCCACAGAAATGTTGGATCAGGGGATGATACTGTCATTTGCCCAAGATCAGTTGGGAAACCTTGCCCGATCTGTGAATACAGAGAGAAAAGAGCAAAGGAAGGGGCAGACAAGGAAGACATCAAAGTGCTGTACCCAAAACCCAGAAGTTTGTACGTGGTCATTCCTCTTGGAGTTAAGAAGTTTGAAGAGGTACCGACTGTTTGGGATATGTCAGATTATCTCTTTCAAGATATCCTCAATGATGAGTTGGAACTGGATGCTGAAAACAGATGTTTCCCGGAACTTGATGGTGGCATGACTTTGAGTTTACGCCTCAAATGGAAATCACTCGGTGGTAATTCTTATCCGGAGGTTCGGAGCATCTCCTTTACCGAACGTGATCCGTACGATGAGAAGATCCTTGATGAAGTTCCAAATTTGGATGCTATCCTTAAAGTGCTTTCTTATGAGCAACTAAAAGATAAATTCTTTGAACTTGAGCATGAGCCGGATGCTGGTGCTATTGTTGAGGCTGATGATGATGAAGAGGAAGAAGTAAAGAAGCCAGTCAGATCACATAGCAAACCTGCAGAGGAACCACTTAGAAGGAGAAGAAGAGAAGAACCGGAACAGGAGGAAGAGGAAGAGGAAGAAGAAAAACCAGTCAGATCATCTCGAACTGAAGAAGCAAAACCACCGATGAGGAGGAAACCAGCGCCACCTAAAGAGGAAGAACCAGAAGAGGAGGAAGAGGAGGAAGAAAAACCTGCCCGAAAAGGAAAAACAGAAGGATCAGGAAAAGGAAAATGCCCTTATGGTCATAAATTTGGTATTGATACTGATAACTTCGACGATTGCGCAGATTGCGAAATTTGGGATGATTGCATAGACAAAAAACAAAATTGATATGCCTTTATCAAACAGAAGAGAAGGGTTTAAACTTGTGGGGGCTCGTTTTTCCCCACAAGTTTATCAATACATAACCCTTTATAGTTTAGCCAAAAGGACTAATAAAACAGGTATTGTTAGAAAACTAATTCAAGATTGGATGGTTCGTCAACGCTTAGAAAATTCAGAAACAAAATTAGTATCTGAAATAATAAGCAGAACCAAACAGGATTGGGAAGTTTACCAGAAATTATATCCTGAGCGAACTCTTCTTCAATATAAGGAAAAACTCAGGAGTGATTTACAAACAAAGAATGTAGATGAGAACCATATAAAACGCATAATAGCAGCAATATAATGGAACGAAGAAATAAAACCGGTGACTTAGGTAGTCAAATGAAACGGAGAACGATAGGAATACCAAAACGGGTAGAGGAATATGACGGCAATTTTGGAAGAAAGGTTAGCACTGGATCAACCTTACTTGATTTAGCTATTTCAGGAGGAAGAGTTCGTGGTGGTGGTTTACCGGGAGGAGTTCTGGTTGAGATATTCGGACCAAGTGGTTCTGGAAAGACAGTTCTACTTTCAGAAATAGCTGGATCAATACAAAGACAGGGTGGTGAAATAATGTTTCATGATCCGGAAGCTCGCCTGAATAAACAATTTGCTAAACTATTTGATTTGGATACCGATGAAATGGAATACGGAACTCCGGATACTGTTCCAGAGGTATTTAAGGCAGTTCGCAATTGGGATGTAAAAGACGATAGTGTCATTAATGGTATAATGGCAGATTCACTCGCTGCCCTTTCTACTGATATGGAAATGGAAGCAAAAGAAGGTGACAAGATGGGGATGCGTCGAGCCAAAGAGTTTTCTGAAGAGTTAAGGAAGACCTGCCGAATCCTTACCAAGAATAACTTTTTAATGGTTTGTAGCAATCAGGTCCGGGAAAATCTCGATGCTGGTCCTTATGGTCAGAAGTATAAAAGTCCGGGTGGGGAAGCAATTGGATTCTATTCCAGTCTTCGTTTGCGCACTCTTAATCCGGAAAAGATCAAAGAGAAAAGAACCTTTGCTGGAAAAGAAGTAATAAGAACAGTAGGGGTAAAGGTTCAAATAGAAGTTCATAAAAACTCAATTTGGAAACCTTATCGGACTGCTCCAGTAATCATTCTGTTTGATTATGGTATTGACGATATCCGTGCCAATCTTCAATTCTTAAAAGATTATTCCAAAAATACTACATATACCATTGCTGGAAGGTCATTATCCAATAAAATGGAGGATGCAGTACGAATGGTAGAAGATGAAAAGTTGGAAGAAGCCTTACGGCAATCGGTCATTCTATTATGGAATGATATTGAATTCAAGTTTATGACATCACGAAAACCAAAGAGATGATTCGAACTAATAAACCGGGAAAACCAAAACCAGATAACAAAATTCTTGCACTTGATGTGGCAACTCATTGTGGTTGGGCAGTAAGTCATGAAATTTATGGTGTGTGGGATCTCTCTCCCAAACGGGATGAAAGTGCAGGAATGCGATTAATTCGTTTCCGGTATAAACTGAAGGAAGTAATTGAAAAGGAAAAGATCAATCTTGTTGTCTTTGAACGTCCTGGAGGACGTCATGTTGGTGCAGTTATTGTTCATTCAGAACTACAGGGGCAGGTAAAAGTAATTTGCGAAGACCTTACTATTCCTTATCGTGGATATTCATCACAGGAAATTAAGAAGTTTGCCACAGGTAAAGGCAATGCGAACAAAGCAGCAATGATTGATGCCGCAAAGGATAAACTTGGTTACCCTGGAAAGAATGATAATGAGGCTGATGCTTTATGGTTGCTTGAACTTGCTAAAAGCGATTACAAATGATTAAATCAATTCACATAGAAAACTTTCAAAGTCATGCAAACACAGAACTTGAGTTCTCTCCTGGAGTCAACGTCATTGTGGGAACTTCCGATTCAGGTAAGACGGCAATCATCCGTGCTCTGCGTTGGGTGCGATGGAATAGACCTTCTGGTGATTCCTTTCGATCCAAATGGGGAGGAAGCACCAGCGTGCTCGTGGAATGTGAAGAAGCGAAAGTTTCTAGGATTAAGGATAAGTCGGATAAATTTCTACTCTGCCCAAAAGGACGTGATGAAATGGAATTCAAAGCTTTTGGTACTAATGTACCGGAAGAAATTGTTGCACTTCTCAATCTCGACGAAATCAACCTTCAATCTCAACACGATGCTCCATTCCTAATTAGTGAAACTCCCGGAGCAGTAGCAGCACATTTCAATAAGGTTGCTCATCTTGACAAGATTGATACTGCCACAAGCAAGATCAATGGATGGCTTAGAGGGCTGAAAAGTGACATTGAGCACACAGAAACAGATATTGAATCTGAAAAGATTAAACTTGAAGCCTTTACCAATCTTGATAAGTTTGAGGCAGAACTTGAGGTTTTGGAAGCACTGGCAGCAGATTTAACCAATCTAAAGAATCGAAAGGAAGCACTACAAAAGGATATCAAGAAATTACAAACGCTACAGGTTGATATAATAACATTAGAGGATTTCATTATTCATGAACCTTTAATTGATGCTATACTTGACCTGATCACCAAAAGGGATGAGGAAAGAAAACAATATGGTGACCTATTAAAGGTCGTTAAGAAACTTGCTGAGATTAAAGAGGATGAAGAAGCAATAAATCATCTTTTAGAGGCAGAACCTTTGATTGATGATATGATTGATAAATCTGCTCAGGTAAAGGCATTACAATTAGATTACAGTAAATTAAAATCCTTAATCAAGCAGATAGGTCAATGCCAATCTGATATCAGCACAACTGAAACAAACCTTAAAGAATCAGAAGAGCTGTTTCATACCCAGATGGGGGATGTTTGTATATTATGTGATCAACCAATAAAAAAGAAATGAGAAGGTTTAAAGTTCGATTATTGCAAGATAATATCTACCAAGTATTTGGATGGGATGACGCTGCGTATATATCCAGTAGTTTTACCGGGATTCCACAAGGATCATACGATTATAATACTGTATTATTTCAAGGGACCTTGCCAGAATGCGAAGCATGGATACGTTTAACTGAAGAAGGATATTTATAAATATAAAACAATGTTACCAAAGATTCCAAAACACTTAGAAAAGCGAACCGAATTATACGGAAAAATCGCTTTAGTAATAGGAGAGCATCAACACGCAGGAAAGACTGTAAAGTGTAAAGGGGCTTTCAAATGGGTAAACCGTTGGTATATGGTATTTGAGGATACAAAAACAAAACTTCAATTTATAATAGATAGTCCGTCAAACATAGCTTGGGTAGAGACAAAAGATGAAAATAAGGCACGTTAGTACAAATATCTATGAGGTCACAAATGATCACGGAGACATTGTTTGGTTTAGGGGCACTTGGAGAAAGTGTCAAGAGTATATGAAAAAACATAAAGACAAATGAAATGGAAATAGGAGAATTGACGTACAAATGCAAGATTGAGGTTGATGATAAGGAGTATCTCGACAAAATCAAAAAGATGGAACAACTGACTGAACGCTTCATCGAATCTATGAACCGAATAGGAGATGACATCAAGGTTGGTGTGAGAATCGTTTTTACCGACAGGAAGTGGTATCAATTCTGGAAGTAAAATGGCAGTTGTACAAAAACCTAACACATTTGCACTATCAATGTGCAAAATATTTGGACTTGACCCAAATGTAACCAGAAGCATAACTATTAAAATCGTTCCAGATGATATTGTAATAGTAGAAGCTGAAACTATTTTAACAGAACAAATGGCGAATGCGTTCCTTACCGGAACTGATCAATATCAATTCAAAGCGTATGCAAAGGACAATAAAACGACGTAACAAGGCTTCTGCAATACTTACGGCAGACTGGCACCTTCGAGAAACAACTCCAATCTGTTTTACTGGTGACTTTCAAAAGGAACAGTGGACAGCTGTTGAGTTTGTTGCCGCCTTACAGAAAAAGCATGGTTGTGTTGTTCTCCACGCAGGAGATTTATTTGATCACTGGAAACCTTCACCGTGGTTGCTCTCAATGACAATTTCAATGATCCCAGATCGGTTTTACACAATTTATGGACAGCATGATCTTCCTCAACACAGTTTGGAGCTGGAATACAAATCTGGAATAAATGTTTTGCGACAGGCAGAAAAGTTGACTGTGCTCTCAGGTTGTCACTGGGGACAAGCCCCAAATACAAATTTTAGTACAAACTTTGAGTTTGGAAAGGAAGGAAAGATTCTTGTGTGGCATCACCTGACATATCAAACAAAACCATTCCCTGGAGCGGAAGGAGGAATGGCAGCAGGGATCTTGCGAAAGTATCCTCAATTTGATTTGATTGTAACAGGAGATAACCACCAGAGCTTTACAGAGGAGTATCAAGGAAGGCTGCTTGTTAATCCTGGAAACCTTACCCGCCAGGTTGCTGACCAGATTAATTTCCGTCCGAGAGTCTACTTGTGGTATGCTGATACAAATACAGTAGAGCCTGTTTACCTGCCTTATACTGAAGGAGCAATTAGCAGGGAACATATTGATGTAATTGAACAACGTGATGCCCGTATAGATGCTTTCATTTCCAAACTCAATAGTGATTGGGATGTATCTTTATCATTTGAGGATAATATTGAAGCGTTCTGTCAGGCAAACGAAGTACGTGAACCTATTAAACAAATAATCTATAAAGCATTAGAATGAAACAACTCACTAAAAAAGAAGCCATTGCTTTTTATGAATCAAATGTATGGAAAGAATGGACAGATGATCAAATTGCACGCTTTCAATTATTCCAACCATTACTTTGTGTACCATTTAGTAGATTTCATGAAGCAGTAGAAAAGGTATTAGGAAGACCTGTATATACTACTGAATTTGCCACTTTAAATCTTCAAAAAGAATACCTTGGTGAAAAACCAGCACCAACTCTTGAAGAGATTATCAATTTAATTCCGGAAGATAAACGAATTGTAATAGGAATATGAAACGCATACTTGTAACAGGTGGAGCCGGATTCATTGGCTCACACTTATGCCGATACTTACTAGAGCAGGGAAATGAAGTTATCTGCATGGATAACTATTTCTCCGGACAGAAAAGAAACATTCATCCATTGCTGCCAAATCCAAGGTTTGAGGCAATTCAATGGGATGTAACAAGAGAATATAAAATCATAGTAGATGAAATCTATAATTTGGCCTGTCCAGCATCCCCGGTACACTATCAGCGATTCCCAACGGAAACAATTAACACCAACGTTATTGGAATGCGAAACGCCCTTGACTTGGCAACCCTCACAAACGCCAAAGTATTGCAAGCATCCACTAGTGAGGTATATGGTGATCCGGAAGAGCATCCACAACCAGAATGGTATTGGGGTAATGTTAACCCTGTAGGTATACGTTCGTGCTACGACGAAGGTAAACGCTGTGCCGAAACCATGTGTATGGACTATCATAGGCAATTTGGAACAATTGTAAAAGTTGCCAGGATTTTCAATACATACGGACCTAATATGCGAGCAGATGATGGTCGAGTAGTTTCCAATTTTATCATACAGGCTTTGCAAGGAAAACCAATTACAATATATGGAACTGGAATGCAAACTCGTAGCTTTCAATATGTAGATGATCTTATACTTGGTTTGGTTAAACTAATGGGGACACATGATGTTGTGACAGGTCCTTTCAATATTGGTAATCCAAATGAATTTACAATAGAGGATTTGGCAAAAACTGTAATAGCTCTTACCGGAACAAAATCATATATTATTTATAAAGAATTACCGGCAGATGACCCCAAACAAAGGCAACCAGACATTACATTATTTAATTCAATAACAGATTGGGAACCAAAAATACAACTTGAAGAAGGGTTACGTAAAACGATAGATTACTTTAAACAATTACCAAAGTGACTCCAAAGGAATGTTTACAAAAGCAACTTAATGTGTGGATTTCCGCACGTGACCATGCTATGAAAAGTATGCAAAAAGGAACAATAAGTATAGAGCAATACAACAGCTACGAACAAAATTTGAAACCAAAGATTTCAGAATACAGACGTGCTATTATAGTATTACAAAAAAACAATATACAATGACAGACAAAGAATTACTTGACCTGAAAAAAGAAGTTGAAGAAGCCAAAAATGAACTGGCAGAACTTCGTGGACAGCGAACCGCTCTTAATAGACAGTTAAAAGAACAGTATGGTTGCTCATCATTGGCAGAGGCGGAAAAGAAGTTAAAGAAAATGGAGGAGCAGATTTCTGATCTCAATACTAAAATTGAGGAAGGGCTTGCAGAAATAGATGAAAAGTATCCAGAGCAATGAATACATTAATGCTAAGAACCCGACTAGAAAGACAGCGGGGGAAGAAAATACAAATTGAGGCAAACATTTTCACAAAAGAAGAGTCTTTACAAACTCTTCAAAGGCAATTTAAAAGGCATGAAAAAGCCAGGGAAATCATCAGAGAAGTAGGATTACAAACGCAACAACAACTCCAATTTCATATCTCTGATGTAACCTCTCTTGCACTGGAAAGTGTCTTTAATGATCCATATCAACTCAAGGTTGATTTTGTGCAAAGGCGTAATAAAACGGAATGTGATTTGAAATTCGTAAGAGAGGATAGTGAGTTGGATCCACTCACAGCAAGTGGTGGTGGAGCAGTGGACGTGGCTGCATTCGCCTTAAGAATAGCCTCTTGGTCAATGGCACACCCACGTACACGTGCAACAATAATACTAGATGAACCACTGCGATTCCTTAGTGCAGATAACCAAGAAAAGGCATCACGCATGATTAAAGAACTTAGTCAGCGGTTAGGCTTACAGTTTATTATTGTGACCCACGAAAGTACATTGGCATCATACGCGGATCGTGTATTTGAAGTAAGTATTCGTAAAGGTAAAAGTAAAGTGATAGCAACATGAGAAGAAGAGATTTTCTTAAAGGAATATTTGGAGCATCCGTAGTGGCAGCCGTTCCGGCAGTAGTATTAAAACAAATTGATGCTCTGCCAGAGGAACCTATCCCACCAGTAGATGCTATTGGTAAGACTTATACAGGTCCAATTGAGCATACTATTAAGGTCGATCCTGAATCAATAGATGTATTATATATCTATGATGAAAAAGAACAGCAGCTCATTGCAGCAAGCACAGACTTCAGAGTAGATATGCAATGCCAATATTATCCGGATGAAGAGTATTCAAGACTTACCGGACTACCTGAATATAGAAAAGCACCTCCTTCTTGGTCTGTATCCGCTCATAATATTGTATGGAAGGTAGATCCAGTACAAGTATTTAATAAAGGTAATGTATTGAAATGCCTAATGGCAAAGGATAACATAAAATTTTGTGGAGAAGTCTTTCTTGCGGAACTTGTAGGATCAGGTGCGTTTGCTGCTTATTTAGATCAGACATATGAGGCTCGATTTGAAGGAAGAAGAGAATTACTTATGACAATACAAAAAGGATAACAAATGGATAAGAACGGAAAGATTTGGGGGTACACAAGTAAGATATTCTCCAAGAATAACGTAGAGGTACATCGTATATTTGGCTGGGAAGGTGGTAAGAGTTCTTTGCACCGGCACACGGCGAAGCTATCCATGTTCTTTATAGAACGAGGAAAAATTAAAATCTTAATAGAGAAGAACGAATATTCTCTTACCGATGAAACCATATTAGAGGCAGGACAAAGTATTATTATTCAACCAAATGAATATCACTCCTTTGAAATATTAGAGGATATGACCGTTGCCTATGAAATCTACTGGACTGAACTTGATAGCAATGATATAGAACGTAAAAATAGTGGATCAATATGAAAGCAGTAGCAATTATTCCAGCACGTTACGGCTCAACTCGTTTTCCAGGGAAGCCCCTTGCTATGATTGGTGACAAACCAATGATTCAACACGTTTATGAACAAGTAGCACAGGTAAAGGCACTTAATGAAATTTGGGTAGCAACTGATGACGAACGCATAATGGATGCAGTAGCAGCATTTGGTGGGTGTGCTGCTATGACGTCCCCACATCATACGTGTGGAACGGATCGTTGTGCTGAAGTAGCTACAAACCTACATTTGAATAATGAGGATATCATCATAAATGTGCAGGGAGATATGCCTTTTATCAAACCTGCAACAATAATGCAATTATATCATATTCTTGCAGTGAGAGCAGACCTTGCTACATTAATGACAGGTTGCTCAAAGGAAGACTATAAGAATCCAAATCGTGTCAAAGTTACTACTATGTATGATGTCGGATTTGCATTCAAATTTAGTCGGACGAAAATATATGGCCGACCAAATTACAAACACATAGGGGTCTATGGATACACAATGGCAGTACTACAAATGATACAACGTCTTAGTCCACCAATGTACAAAGCAAATCTGGAACAGGTCGGGTGGTTGAGAGCAGGCTTTGCTATTTATTGCAAATATGTCAAGGATGATGTTATTAGTATAGATAGTCCTGAGGATTTAGTATGGGTAAATAAACATAACAGTAATACTTAAAGATATGGGAGCAGATAACACATTTGGAGAAACAAATTTTAATCCTGACAAACCTACTAAAAAAGTCCAATGGTCGGGCTACGGAGAATTAGGCAATATCTCCCAGAAGCCCCCCTCCCCCTCATCGGCAACGGCAGAGGAGATACTTCAAAAGTATATGGACATGAGTATGATAATATGCCCTCTCCATGTAGTACCCAGAACCGTTGCGTTGGATGCCATGCACGAGTTTGCCGCCCTCCAAAACAAGCCCCAGCCGACAGCCGAGGGTGCAGAGCAAGAGAAGATACTAACCGACTTTGCCGAGAAAATGAATACAGCAATGGTAAATAATGATCCTGAATTTGAACAAATAGTAAACGATCATTACTTCGATTTAATTGAGCAGCCGACATCCGAGGGTGCGGAGGATGATGATGAAATCATATTAGGTGAACCCGATAAACTTAACCTACAATGGTCAGGCTATGGTGTTTTTGGTAATTGCAAGCAGAGACAGCAGCCGACATCCGAGGGTGCGGAGGAGATAAAAACACTGGTAACACAATGGGAACAATTCAAAAATGAAAGATGGTGGAATAGTGAAGCCATTGATGTATTGGCGGTTCTTATAAATGAATTTTCATTATCTGCGGGTTATTCCTTACGCCATGATGCCGCCCTCCACGCCCAGAAGATAGCCGATAAGATGGTGGAGGAGAGGTTAGAAATCGAGCTGATAAAGTATGATACATGGTTATGTTCGCATAGTGACGTTGTAATATCAAAGCACTACAATATTAATGAATACCTTAAAAGCAGAGAGAAATGATAAAAGAAGTAACAATGTTTGCAATGTTCTGCGATAACTGTGGCAAACAGTGCGATGATGAAGACGCTGGTATTTGTGCGTGGAGCGATGAAGTAGGAGCAAGGGAATCGGCTTGTGAAAGCG